GTCGAGCCGATGACCTTGAATGCCTTTATTGGTGAACAAATAAACGCGGGCAAAGAGCTTCCTATAGAAACATTTAGCGTTTTTATGGGTAACAAAGTTAAAATAAAAAAAGGTAAATAACAATGAACGATGTAACAAAAAAAAAGAAAAGCGAAATATCGACTCACGTGTTTGACTTTACAGATCTTGCTGGTGCAGGGTTTGAAAATGTTAATGCGCTGGAAATGGCAATTCCATTTTTAAAGATTGCTAGTTCCCAAACTCCAGAAGTTAAAAAGAGCAATGCTAAGTTTGTAGATGGACTTGAGCAAGGCGACATTTTTAACTCGGTGACTAAAGATTTTTACAAAGGAATATCTGTAGTGCCCTGTGCATTTAGAGTTCGTGGTGTAGAGTGGAGCCCTCTTGGTGAAGGCACTGGAGCACCAGTAAAAATATATAAGCCCGAAGATATCCCTGCATTAACGCGAGGAGCGGACGGCGAAGACCATTACATGATTAATGGTGCTGTAAGCCCTACTTACATAGTAAGAACGGCGGAGTATTTTGTTTTACGTTTAAATGATGATGGCTCTTTTGAAAAATGTCAAATCATTATGCAGAAAACTCAATACAAAAAATCTCGCTACTGGAATACAATGATGATGAATCAAAAAATGAAAGCCAGTAATGGGAAACTAGTTACTCTTCCAATGTTTGCCAATGTTTACAATATGAAAGGTATACAAGAGCAGAATAAAAAGAATGACTGGTGGGGATGGAATATTACAATGGAAAAATCAGTTAATGATTTACCTAATCCATCTTATGTTGTGGAGGAAGCAAAGCACTTTCATGAGCTTGTGAGTTCTGGATCTATTGATCCAACACCTGAAGCTTTAAATGATAATGATGATGATGTAGTAACCGAAACCGATAAAGTTAATTCGGACGGTAAATTACTATATCAGTAGTCACCTTAATATTTTAGGTTAAGGGCGAAAATTTCGCCCTTAATTATTATTTAAAAAAATATGAAAGCAGAAAAATTTAAAAATATATTTTCGGGATTAGACCGTGCACATGGTGAATACCGCTATTCGGAAACGAAAGTAAGTGGTAAGCGCGATGGTCAATCGTACACGAAGCACGAAGCACCTACCCTGCAAATGTTTGCAGATCATTTAGAGGGTAAGAACCCTTCTCTAGGTATTGTTCCCATTCGCGATGATGCAACTGCCATTTGGGGTTGTATTGATATAGACGAGTACCCGCTGGATCACAAAAAAATATTATCCAAAATACGGCAATACAAATTCCCATTAGTAATGTGTGCATCCAAATCTTTTGGAGCCCATCTTTTTCTTTTTTCAAAAAAGCCACAACCAGCTTCCCTCTTTCAACAAAAATTAAAGGAGATAGCCTCTTACATCGGATATGCTAATACTGAGGTATTCCCTAAACAAATTAAACTGGCCAGCGAAAAGGATGCGGGTTCATGGCTGAACCTTCCCTATCATGGCGAGACACGGTACGCGTTTCTTGACAATGGTGAGGGTGCTTCTCTTGACGAGTTCTTTGAGTTATACGACAAATACGCTTGTGATGATATTAGCAAAATCGCAATCAAGGTAGAACAAGATATCATAAAGAACGGTCCTCCATGTTTACAAGTTTTAACAACACAAGGGTTTCCTGAAGGCACTAGAAATAATGGTTTATTTAATATAGGAATTTTTTACCGCAAATCTAATCCTGACTCATGGAAACAATTAATGGAAAAATATAATCGTGAATATATGGATCCACCTTTGGACGCGAATGAGGTTACCGTATTACAAAAACAAGTGGGAGCAGATAAAACAGATGGATCTCTTAAATACATGTATAAATGTACACAACCTCCTGTTGAGAGTGTTTGCAATAAAGCTTTATGTAAGACAAGAAAATACGGTGTAGGTGTATCAGGATCTGATCATCCTGTGTATTCTGATCTAAGAGCCCTTGAGTCTGACCCTAAAATTTGGTTTTTAAATATAGACTCCGATACCGTTGAAACAAGTAACTGGAAAAATATAAAGTATCATGAAGGACTCAGAGACTTAGTATCGGATCAGTTACTAAGATTTATTCCTCAAATGAAACAAAAAGATTGGAATGATATTTTAGCAAATTTATTTGAAACAATTACAAAGATTAGTGTTCCAGAGGATGTATCAAAAGTAGGTGAGTTTAAAGATTACTTAATGGAGTTTTGTGTTGGACGTGGCGAGTCATTTAGTGTGGATGAATTAGATATGGAAAAACCTTTCACCGACTATGAGAATAAAATTTCTTTTGGCGAAGGTAGTTCTTCTTTTAATGCCTACCCAACATACTTTAGGTTAAGAGATTTAAGTAAATGGTTAGAGAATAGTAAAAACTTTAAACAGTCTAGAGCTTGGATTGTTCAACGATTAAAGAATTTACATGGAGTGGATGTTTTAGTTTACCCTAATAAAACACAAGCAAGAGCATGGGCAATACCTTCTTTTGACAGACCTAATAGAATAAAAAATATGCCTAATCTTAAAACAACTAAGCTAACAGATAAAGAGCTTTTAAGTAGAGAAGATGATGAAGAGGTACCTTTTTAATGATCAATATTATTTTAGGTCCTCCAGGCACAGGTAAAACAACTAAGTTATTAGATATCTGTCAACAGAAAAAAGAACAAGGTATTGAATGGAATAAAATTGGTTTCTTTTCTTTTTCCAAGAAAGCGGCACGCGAAGCACGGGACAGAGCTGGTTTTAAATTTCAAGCGAGTAGAGATGATTTAGTAAACTTTAAAACTCTTCATAGCTTTGCTTTTAGACATTTGCCTGTGGAAAAAGATAACTTAATGAAAGGTAAGCACTGGAAAGAGTTATCGGATCTTATTGGTTTTAATCTTGTAGTTAATGATAATGATGATTCTATTTATACTAATTCTAATTTTAAATATTTAAATTTAATTAACGCGGCGAGAATAAAAGACATTACATTAGAGGAAGAGTGCAGCAATAGTTCTGAGATTTTTAATACCGTTAAGTTAGATTATTTAAACCGTACAATTAAAAAATATAAAAAGGATAATAATTTATTTGATTTTACTGACATGATTGTTGATTACACAAATGACACATTTTCTACACAGTTTGATGTACTCTTTATTGATGAAGCACAAGACATGCCACGTATTCAGTACAACATGGTTGATAAGTTAATGGCCAACAGTAAAGAAACATACATAGCAGGTGATGATGATCAAGCTATTTTTAGATGGATGGGAGCCGATGTAGATAAATTTATCGCGCTAGAAGGTAAGGTAACCGTGTTAAACAAGTCTTATAGATGTCCTAAGCTTATTTATGATATTGCAAACAATATTATTTCTAAGGTAAAAAACAGAAGAGTAAAAACTTGGCAACCTAAAAAAGAAGAGGGTCAGGTTAAAAGAATGTCTGATATCAAACATATTAACATGTCTGAGGGTAACTGGCTTTTGCTGGGAAGAACTAAAAAAATTCGTAACGAGATGATTGAAAATTATTTATTTAATGAAGGGTATTGGTATGGAAGAGGAGAGCATCGACCAGTTTCTATGACTATTATTAAAGCTATTGAAATTTGGAAAAGATTAAAACAAGGCGTGTCTATTACTCTACCTGAATTAAAAACTTTATATTCTAAAATTTCTTCTAAAGGGTATTTAAAAAGAGGAGCTAAGACACATAAAGAAGAGGAAGAAAAAAAACTGTTTGATTTACAGGATTTACACAATGATAAAGGTTTGCTCGTAGATGGCGAATGGTATGAGGTATTAAGTAGTTTAACACCAAAAGAAATTGCTTATTTAAGAAGGTTGGAAAGAGTAGGAGAAGACGTACAAGGGGAGCCACGTATTAAAGTCTCTACAATCCACCAGGCAAAAGGTGGTGAGTGCGATAATGTTGTTGTCCTGCTGGATATTGGAAGACTAGTTTACAGATCATACGCAAGAAACCCTGATGATGAGCATCGAGTTTTTTATGTTGCGGTAACCAGAGCAAAAGAAAAACTTTATTTAGTCGAGGCTCAACGAGAAGAGGCATATAAAATATGATACATAAAGAAATTTTAGAAGAAGCTATTAAATTAATAGGCGGAGATCGAAACACGGATTACGGAGATCGTCTTACTAATCATCAAAACATAGCTAAGTTATGGTCAGTTGTTTTAAAGAAAGAAATAAAAGCTCATGATGTAGCCATATGCATGGCTCTTGTTAAAATTGCTCGCTTAGTTCACAGCCATAAAAAAGATAGTTATATAGATGCTTCTGCTTATATGGCTATAGCAGGAGAGATAGAAGCAAGAACGAATAAAGATAATCACTCGTTTGAATCAGAAGGTGAAAAACGAGGAAGAGAAACATCGAAATATATAAAGGAAAAATACAATGCAACATAATTTTGGATTTACACAATCAGAATGGATACCTCCTTATGAATTACCTGACCTATCAGAAGCAAAAGTCATTGCTTTTGATTTAGAGACATATGACCCTCAACTCAAGACAACGGGACCTGGATGGACAATAAAAAAAGGTCATATCATAGGCGTGGCTATCGCTGTAGATGGCTGGAAGGGGTATTACCCCATAAGACATGAAAACGGTTTCAATTGGGATCGTAAGCGTGTTATGGCATGGGTCAAAAATTTAATGCAAACTGATGCGATAAAAGTAGCTCATAACGCCTTGTATGACCTTGGTTGGCTTTATGCGGAAGGTATTGATGTTAAAGGACCAATTGTAGACACAATGTTAATGGCTCCTATCATTAATGAGAATAAATTTTCTTATGCATTAAATGCAGTAGGAAAAGATATATTAGGTGAGTACAAAGATGAGAATTTATTGAAGCAAGCTGCAAGTGAATTTGGTGTTAATCCTAAAAGTGAAATGTACAAACTGCCTGCTATTTATGTAGGAGGCTATGCAGAACAGGATGCTGACTTAACATTGAGACTTTATCACAGTATGTTAAGCATTATTAACAAAGAAGATTTAACAAGTGTTTATAGATTAGAAATGGATCTTCTTCCTATAATATTTGAGATGACAAAAAAAGGAGTACGAGTTGATGTGGAAAAAGCAGAGAGTTATAAAAAAAGTTTTAAGATTACAGAGAAGAAGATACTTAGTGGTATATTGGCAGACACGGGTGTTGCAGTGGATATTTGGGCTGCGAATTCAATTCAAAAAGTTTTTAATAAACTTAAAATAGAGTATCCACGAACAGAGAAGACAGGGGCACCTAGTTTTACAAAAGATTTTTTATTGAATCACAAACACCCTATTGCTCAGAAAATTCAAAGTGCTAGGGAAATAAATAAAGTTCAGTCTACTTTTCTTGATACCATTATTCGTCATGGTTCAACGGGAAGGATACATGCTAGTATTCATCAAATGCGTGATGGTACTGCGGGAACTGTTTCAGGAAGATTTAGTTACTCTAATCCTAATTTACAACAACTACCTTCCAAAAATAAAGAAATTAAAAAACAAATTCGAGGATTGTTTTTACCTGAAGAAGGAGAGACGTGGGGTAGTTTTGATTACTCACAACAAGAGCCACGGATCGCGTCACACTTTGCTTATAAACTTAAATGCGAAGGAGCATCATCGGTCGTAGAAGAATATCGAAAAAATCCTGAAGCAGACTTTCACAGTATTGTCGCTAAGATAGCTAATATTGAAAGGGATCAAGCAAAAACAATTAATCTTGGACTGTTTTATGGAATGGGTGTTAATAAACTTTCCAACGAACTACAAGTAGACGTAGATATGGCAAAAGAAATTTTAGCAGAGTATAATGAAAAAGTTCCTTTTGTTAAAGAATTAACAAAAAGAATATCTAAACTTGCAAATGATGAAGGAAATGTTTCTACAATTAAAGGAAGGAAATGTCGTTTTGAATTATGGGAACCAACAACCTTCGGTGTCTTTAAAGCTTTACCAAAAGATCAAGCCAAATTAAAATATGGTAAGCATCACCACTTGCAAAGAGCAGGAACATACAAAGCCCTTAATAGATTGATACAAGGTTCTGCTGCGGATCAAACAAAACAAGCGATGATAGAATTGTATAAAGAAAAATTAGTTCCTCTTATACAAATTCATGATGAGCTAACTTTAAGTTTTGATGGCTCTGAAAAAACAAAAAAGAAAATTATTGAGGTTATGGAAAATGCTTTACCTTTGACTGTTCCGAGTAAAGTTGATTGTGAAACAGGAAAATCGTGGGGTGACGCAACTTAAAATATTGGCTGTTTTCTGCGGTAAATTAGATACTACTTGTAATGTATATAATATAATGTAATATAAAATTATATTAAATATACAGGAGAAAGAAATGTATCTAAAAAAAGAAGACACACTAAACTACATCGGAAATGAAATTTTCAGTGCAGTGTTTTTAAAGAAACTTAAAAAAGGACAAGACCAACCAGAAGAAAGAACGATGCTTGCTAAACTTGTAAGCAATGAAAAGTTTTTTGCGGGTGGTTCTTTAAACGGTGACCGATCTCTTTTACTAGAGGTTGTTGATATGATTGCATTAAAAAAAGTTGATGACCCAAAGAAAGCTTGGAGGTCAATTACTTTAAACCTTGATTCTAAACGTTCAGCAGAAAAAGGTTTACTTAAACATCTTAAAATTAGAGGGAATGATATCATTCCTGCTATTAAACTTGTGGGAGGAAATAATGTTTGATTCAAAACAATTAGAATTTAATTTCGGAAGCATCTTTACATTTAAAGATGCTGTTAGAAAAGTAAACAGACAATCAAATGAAAGAGGATCTGTTTTATTAAATGCTATTGCTGATTTTAATGAAGAAAAAGAAGCAGACTTTCAATTAGATAGAGCCATTGATTCACATGTTGATGAAATTATGGATAATCAATTATCTCCATTAAAAGTAGGTAATCATGAGTAAAATAATTTTACCTGATACAATGACTAAAGAAGAACAAGATATCTTTCATAAGGAAGGTATCTTAGTTGTCCCGCAATGGTTACGTGATGCCGCGGGGAAAGAAACTAAAAGAAAATACAAAGAGGCACCCAAAAAAATTGTGGTGCCTTCATTACCATTATCAACAAAACAGTTGAAGAAAAAACGTCAGGAGGATTTGATGAATGCTTTAGCTAACTTAGTAGATAAGGGCTTAAAGAAAAAACCGTTGATTGCAAAACTGCGAGAACAGTTTCCTAAATTAAGCTCTTCTCAAATTTGTCGCTTTGTAAATACTCAACTAAAATTAAAAGTAATTGGGATTGACACAAAGTTTAAAACTAAACCCCTTATTATTAAGGGTAAATATTGGAGGACTCTATGAACGATCTATTCGATTTAAAAAAAGGAAAGTCTAAGTATTATGACAAACCACAAATATTTTATGTGGTAAGAAATAATAATAGCGCCCCGCGTATCACGATTAAAGAAACATATGCGGTATGGAGAAGAAAAACTAAAAATAAAGTTTGGTTTCAATCAAAGTATAACAAAGGAACGAGAACATTTGATTTTAGTTACACAATGGATCAACTAGCTAGCACGATCAGTGATGCTTTGATTATGTCTAAGCTATTTAAAATAGAAAGATCACAAGAAAATGTTAGTAGGTTTAGAAAACAAGCTGACTTTCTTGAAGAAAAATTAAAAGACTCTAATAACTTTACTGCAAGTATTGACGAAGACTATTTAAGAAAATGGGGATCAAACTCTGTAAAGTTTGAGAAATTATCTCTCTAATGCTTTTTCTAATAATACTTCAAGCCGTATCACTCGTTCTTTTATTTCTGGTATGTCTTGGAGTATTATCATTTCTAATCTTGATTGCTGTGATTCAACTGCTTCTAATCGTTGAGACATCATTCCATAAGTCACTCCAGCACTCACTAAAATTATAGCAAACCAAATAGCATTT